TCCTGAAGTCGCCTCTGACGCTCACGATTGACCTTTCCGCCCTATCCCCTGAGCAGCCCGAGGTGACCGAATGAGCCGGATCGTAACGGTGCGCGCTGAAATGGAGATCGAGTTCGAGCGGCCCGAGGATGCCTCGGAGTTCGTGAAGCGCGACGAGCCATTGCGGCAGTGTCTCCACGATGCGCTCTGGAATACAGCCCGGGCGGGCGGCTGGTTGCGCTCAGGCAGCCGAACCAAGATCGCAGCCCTATGGGTAAACGACCTTCCCGGTGCCCCTGAGCAGCCCGACTCGGAAGGAGCCACCGAATGAGCCTGACGCAATATCGGGTGGCGTGGCTGCGCACCGACCTATCTGTCGGGCACCGCAACTGCGGCAACAGCCGGGCCAAGGCCGAGCGCTGCAAGGCGTTTGTCGAGGGCCGGTACCAGGACGCCTATCCCGAACGGAAGCCCGACGCCTACTGGTGCTGCAACGGCTACCAGTGCGGCTGTGGCGGCTTGACGGTAGCCGAGAAGTGGCAGGAGTTCGCAGCCTGGACCGACCGCGATGGCGAAGTGCGGGCGCCGCTGGTTTTCGTGCGAATAGAAACGCGGAAGGTCGAACCCTGGACGCCAAAGTCCACCGAGGAGACTCCCACCACGACAGCCCCGGAAGGATGGAGATGAACCTGACGACGAAAGGACTACGCACGCTAGCGGCCCTAGCAGGGACGGCGAGCGGCGGACCCTCGCGGATTGAGCCGATGAGCCTTGTGACGTCCTTCTTCGACGGGGTCGATGTTTCGCACTACAACGTTTTCCGACACTCCCCCGATGACGAGTACCCGGAGACAGGCGAGATCGCCTTTACGACTTCCGGCGTTCGGGCTCGGGAGGATGCCGAGTACATCGCGGCTCTTCTGGACGCCGCCCCGGCGCTCATTGCGGAACTCCAGGTCTTGCGGGCGGACAAGGACGCTGCACACGCCCGAGCCGCTGAACGGGAGGCCGAGAAGAAGCTAGCCGTCCTTGGCGCCGATCCGGCCGAACTCGCCAAGGCGCTCGCATGACCGCCCTCCGTCGCGTCTGGCGCGCCTTGCGGGCAATCCGATGAGGACCCCCGACGAACAGGCCCGCATCGAAGCTCTCGAGCGGATGCGGTCGCAGATCGGCTATCACCGCCTCGCGCTCGACCTCAAGATCGAGCCGACCGGGATTCCCCGCGCCCACCAATCTGCCATCCGGGTTCTGCGCCGCGCATATGCCGCCGAGCAAGGTCCGCTGACACCCCCCACGCGCCGCTAGGACGGCCCAGAGCAAGAGGAAACGCATGAAGAGAGTAATCGCCCACCTGCCAGTCGTGACGCACTTCCAGATCGCCAAGGCGGACATGACCGACGAACGGCCCGCAGTGGTCGGAGCACTGGAGCTCTCCATCCCCATCCCGGGTCACATCTTCGGACTCCCCAAGGATGCCGATCGCGAGATCACCCTGCGAGCACAGGAGACCTGGCCGCCCGAGTACCTTCCTGGCCGACATGTCCAGATCAAGATGCTCGGCGAGACCATCGATGCAATCGTGCTCAAGCGGGCACGCAAGGAGATCGTGATGCGCGGGAGGTTCGTCGCATGAGCCCCGTCGACGCGATCACCTCAGCCATCCACCACATCCTCGAGGCCCGCTCCCGATGGATCGGCCCCGGCATCCCGCGCGACCTGGACATCGCGATCCACGAGCTGCGCACCGCAGCCGACATGACCAGTGGCGCCGACCTCGCCCGCGAACGCGAAGCGGCTGGGCTGAACAAGGCGGAGGTCGCCCGCCGCATGGGCGTCACCCGTCAGTACTTCGGCCGGATCGAGGAGCAGGACTCCCCGACGGCGGACATCAAGGCCCGGTATCGGGCCGCACTGCGAGGAGAGAGAGGATGAATAGTCCCTTCGAGCTAGTCCAGTGGGCCATTGCCGGCATGTTCAGCCTGATCCTCCTGGGGATCGGCCTATCCATCGCGGAGGTCCTGATCGTCTCGGCAGTCCGGTCGGCCAGGCGAGGCCCCACGGTGGTCAACCTCGTCGGGATCGGACCGGAGTTCCCCGCCAACCCGATGGTCGGCACCCGGTTCGTCAAGGCCGGCGACGAATACCGCTTCGACGGGGAGAGGTGGATCGGGCAGCCGCACCGTCTGGACAAGTAACCTGTCCGGGGTTACGCTCCTGTAACCGCATAGAGGTGACGAAAGTGACGAGACGCATCGCGGGCCCAGCCCTGGCCCGCACGAACGAAGAGGGCGAACGCTGGTATCTGTGGGATGGCGAACGCTATCCCAGCGTGACCACTCTCATCGGCGAGGGCTGGCCGAAGTGGCTGCACCAGCATTACGCCAAGATGACCGCCGACCTCGCGACGATGGACTTGGCGGCCCACGGCCGGCGGCAAGCCCGAACGATGATCCGCGAGTGGGCGCGTCTCGGGCAGGAGATCGTTGACGCGGCTCAGGCCGAGGGCCGGCTCCAATCCCTGAAGCCCTCCGATCTGACCGAGCTGGCGCTGGCGCAGCGTTACCTCAAGGGTGCAGCCCCACGGCACCGCGACCAGAGACGCGACGAAGGGTCCGACATCCACGCTGAGGCCGAAGACCTGATCCTCGCGTCGATCGGCAAGCTGATCTCTGACGGTGTGATCGAGAACGACCGGATGTACCTGCCGTCGACAATCATCCCCGAATACCCGACCGAGATCGAGTCTCGGATGCTCAGCTTCACGAAGGCCGTCAACGACTTCCGGCCGCGCATCCTGGTAACCGAAGCCAGCGTGTTCAACCTCCGCCACGTTTTCGCCGGCACGCTGGATACCATCTGGGAGATCTTCGTCATCCCGCCCGGCGAGTTGGCGCCGCGCTGGGTCCGCGTCCTGATTGACTTCAAGAGCGGCGGGGCTCTCTACGACGAAGTGGCACTCCAAGAGTCCGCCTATATCCGGGGCGACTTCATCGGCCTACCTGACGGCTCAAGCATCGCGCTCCCGAAGTGCGAGTTCGCAGCGGCCCTCCACCTGACCCCCAAGGGATACCACCTGCGATGGCTCGACGTGTCTGACGAGGTCTTTGAGATCTTTCTGGCCGTTACCACCGTCGCGAAGTCTCGACTCACATCCGACGGAAAGCCCAGCATGGCATCGACTTGGATCGGTGCCGACATTCTCCCTGTCGAGGAGGCAGGCATGATATGACTGAACCTACGACCGAAGCCGGACGGGATGCGCTTGCTGGCCATCGAGAGGACTGCCATTCGCCTGGCGGGCCGTTCGAGCCGTGCCTGTTCTGGACGCAGATCCTCGCCATAGAAGCCGAGGCCCGTGCTCCGCTCCAAGACCAAATCGCCGCGCTGACGGAGGCGGCGAACGTCGCCCTTCGTTGCGCCGTTATCGAAGTCGAGGCAGAGCGGGCCGAGTGGATCGATGCCGTGGTCGGCTACCTCGCCGTGGGCGGGAGAAATGGCGTTTGGGATGCGATGGGGTTCGGCCGGGCCGAGCTTCGGCTCATGGACATGGTGCCGAACGTCCACTCCGAGATAGGTAATCGGCAAATGGCGAACGAGGCCGCCCTGCTTGTCGCTCTACCCTCAGATGCTCCCCAGGAGACGGAAGGAGCCACCGAATGAGCCTACGTCGTATCGCCACAATTCAGGCCGGCCTTCGCGAAGCGGGGCGTATCCGGCTCGGCTCTCAAGAGTCCTATGAACGGAACGGAGTGACGAAGTTCCGCCCGGTCAAGTTCACCACGTTCCGCCTGACCTCCCGCTCCCGCGAGTCCATCGACTCCGCAGCGGCGGTCTACGGCGGCAAGGTCACCCGTTGGGAAGACGCCCCGACAGGCATGGGCGAGCAGTGGCAGGTGACCATCGACTCCCCATTCCTCGAGGTGATCGTCCCGCCCAACGGGTACGAAAGCTCGTTCGAGCTCTGGTCCGCCGGAGGCTGCCAGCGCCGCTGTGACGGCCTCAGGGAAGACCTCTCCGGTGGGCCGTGTCTTTGCCCAGCTGATCCGCACGAACGCACTGCGCTCGCCAAGGACGGCCGTGCATGCAAGCCCACATCTCGACTGTCGGTCCTGCTCCCGACCCTCAAGGGTCTGGGACGCTGGCCGCTGGTCAGCCACTCGTACTACGCCGCGGTGGAGCTCGGAGCCGTCGCGGACTTCCTTGGCGACGCCGGCATGAAGGGCTACGAGGTCTGGGCCCGACTGCGCATCGAAGAGCGATCGGTCAAGCGTCCGGGCACGGATCGCGACGGCAAGCCCAGTGTCGAGACGCACCATTTCATCGTCCCGGTCCTCGAGATCCCGGACCTGACCCCTCAGCAGATGCTCAGTGCCGGCAAGCCTGTCCGCCAGATTGGGCCCGGAGTGGTAACGGTTCCGAACCTCCCGCACCCCGTCGTGGTCATGCAGGACGGCCCGGACACTGAGCCGCTCGAAGGCGAGATCGTTGAGGACGACATGATGCCCGGCGACCCCGCCGAACGCTCCGGCATGTCCCTCGAAGAGATCCAGTCCATCGCCAAAGAGCAGAACGTCTCGGTATCCATGCTCAACGCTCAGGCCAAGCTCTTGGAACCAACCGGCCGAACCCTGCCGGTTATCAGCCCTCAGGAGCGCCTCGAACTGGCGCAGAGACTTCTTGGCGTCTGATGAGCTGGTCCGATGGACGCCTCATGGCGTTCGACACCGAGACCACCGGAGTCGACCCCGAGACGGCGCGGATCGTCTCGGCCGCCTGTCTCTGGCGAGGCGGAGACAGCGAGGCGGTCGACGAGGAGTGGCTCATCAATCCCGGCGTTCCGATCCCGCCCGAGGCCACCGCCATCCACGGCATCACTGACGAGATGGCCGAGGCTGGTCACGATCCGGCCGATGCCCTGGACGAACTGGCTCAGTGCTTCCTGACTGCAGCATTCGACGCCATCCCCGTCATCGTCTACAACGCCCCGTACGATCTGACGGTCCTGGACCGCGAGGCCCTGCGATACAGGGTCGAGATGCCCCACATCTCCCGCCTCCTCGTCATCGACCCGCTCGTGATCGACAAAGCCATCGACCCCTACCGCAAGGGCTCCCGCAAGCTTGTGGACGTCGCGGCCTGCTACCACGTCCCGGAGGAAGGCAAAGCCCACGGCGCCGTCGCGGACGCCCTCATGGCCGCACGGTTGGCGGTTAGATTCTCTCGTCTACCGGAGATCGCCGAGATGACGCTGCAACAGCTCCACGACGCACAGATCGGTTGGCGCTTCACTCAGGCCGCCTCGTTCGAGGCCTACCTGGAGCGTAAGGGCACGCCCGAGAAGATCGCCCGAGACTGGCCGGTGCTGCCACGTGGCTGAGAGGTTCATAGGCGCCGGCACGCACCGGGCCTCCCATCCTGGTCCCACCCGAAAGGAGATCGCCGAGGCCTACGCCCACGTCAACGCTCGGGACCTGGCCTCAGCCCCAGACCGGCACGGTTGTCGGGCTCTTGACATTGACCCCGAGTCAGGGCCGTGCTCCGGTCGAATTGAGCGACACCACGCTGGCAACAAGATCGGCACCAAGCGAGTCACGAGCCGATACCGGGTCGTCTGCCTCTGCGAAGGGCATCATGCCCACTGGGCTCCGCCTCGCAACCGCATGATCGTTGAATGGCTCTCAATCCACGGTTGAAAGGACGAAACCATGACCTCCGGCATCTTCCGAGTACAGGGCGGGACGTTGGTTCCCGTCAGCCCGACTCCCGACAATCCCGACACCTTCGTGGCATCTACGGAGCCCGCCCAGGACGGCCCAGACGCGCAGCAAACCGGCTGGGAGCATGAACGGGGCCATCTCCGCACTTCGGACCGCCTGCGAGCGCCTGGAGACTGCCGGTGAAAATGGGCTCGCGAAGGACGTGCGAATGATCCTTGCCCGCCTGATCTTGCGGCGGTAGACTTCCCCGCGTAGCAGGGCGAGAGGTGGTTGGGCAGCGAACCTCTCCCGCCCTCGCCCGCTACAACTTGAGAGGTTCGCACCCTTGATAACCTGGACGCCATACCCCGAGACCGAACGGTGACACGCCCCAGTTCGGTGGATCGCCTCCAGCCCCAAAACATCGACGCAGAAACGGCCACCTTGGGGGCAATCCTGATCGACGCCACGAGCCTCGCGGTCTCCGAGCGTGAGATGGGCCGCCGACTTCCCGATGGCTCACTCGACCCGAGCAAGTCCCCCGCCGTCGTGATGGAGTTCCTCAAGCCCGAGGACTTCTACCGCCAGTCCAATGGTCGCATCTATGCCGCGATGCTGTCGCTCTACGACCGAGGGGTGAAGCCGGATGTCGTGACGGTCGCGGAAGAGCTGGAGCGGGACGGCGAACTCGAGGCGGTCGGCGGCGCGGGCTACCTCTCGACACTCGGGAATGACACGCCCGATAGCTCCAGCGTCGTGCAATACGCCCTGCTGGTGCATCGCAAGGCCGTGCTCCGTCGACTCATCGGGGCGGCCGGCAAGATAGCGGCCATCGGGTACGAGGGCGGGGTGGACATCGGGCAGGCCATCGAGCGCGCCTATCTGGAGCTCCACGAGGCCACCAGCACAGCCCACGTCGGGGAGCGGCCGAAGTTCGAGAAAGCCGGCTTCCGGGCCTACTCGTTGACCGATGCGGCGAAGACCTGGCGCCTCGTGCTCTCCCGAGTCGAGGCGAACCACCGTGACCCCGAGGGGCTCATCACGGTCTACGCCGACAGCATCCCCGATACTTTCGCGGATCTCGGCTCCTATGCTCTCTGTCGATCGGTCGGACTGTTCGGCGGGACGAAGCTCGGGGCGCTCGCGAAGGAGTTGGGCACGAGGCTCGGAGAGAAGCCCGAGGTCTGGATGAAGCGACTCGACTACCTCATCCAGCGGTCCGTTAGGGAGTCTCAGGCGGCCTCAGAGACGCTATCTATCACGGGAGTACCCGAGAGGCCCAACGGGCACCAATGGCTCTTCCACGGCCGTATGCGGGTCGGACGCACCCTCTCGCTCTTCGGTCCGGGATCCGCCGGCAAGACCACCATCGCGGACGGGCTGGCTCTCTCCGCCTGTACGGGGCAAGAGATCATCCCCGGCTGGGCACCGGCTCGGAAGTTCCCCGTCCTGGTCCTGGATTGGGATGAAGGTGAGGACGAGAGCAAGGCCCGGCTGTTCGCGATGTGCTCCAGCTACGGCCTCCAGTTGGAGAACTGGAACTACCGCCGGATGAGTAGACCCCTGGCGGATTGCGCGGATGACGTGGGCAAGCAGATCCTTGACGCGGGGGTGGAGCTCCTGATTGTCTCGCCGGTCCGGAGGGCAATGCGCGACTCGAACGGAGACCCTGGTGGGCCAGTCAACGAGCTGTACGAAGTCCTCCGGGAGTTCGGCACCTCGAACCTGCTGATCGACCACGTGACCGGCTCGGCGATCGACGGCCAGCGCGAAGCCAATCGCGAGTACGGCTCAGTGGTGAAGCGAGACAACGCCCGCGGCTCCTACTCGGTCTACTGCCAGAGCGAGGAGCCCGGCACCCGCGTGGTGGTCATCAAGAACACCAAACCCGATGCTCTCTCCCCTCGCCATCCACCCCAGGCCATTCGGATCGAGTTCAGTCCCTCCGACCCCGATGGTTCAGGTACCTACGACTCCATCCGGTTCGAGCCGGACGAGGTGGTGGAGAAGGTCGCCCCCGCAGTGGAGCGTCATGCTCCAAGGGAAGGCCAGATGGCGCGCTTCCTGCGACTCGTTCGGGAGTCCGGACCGATCCCCACGTCCGAGCTGGTGGCCGGCTCGGGGTTCAGCGCGGCCAACATCCGCCAGATGTCCGTGCGCGCTCGCAACAAAGGAGTCGCTATCGCCTGCGGTCCCTCAGGGTGGGTCATCACCGGCCCCGATCCCTCTCTTGGAATGGATGAGTGACAGTTTTGCGTGACATGTCACTCTGTCACTCCTATGTCACTGTCACCCGTCAGAGTGACAAAGTGACACAAGGGGGGTTTCTAGGGGGGAAAGTGTCATTTGTCACTGTCACTCAGGGAGGAAACGGCTATGTATAAGCGTCCGATCACCGTCGATCTCAACCGCCGAATGGAGTACCTCCACCCGGCATGGATCAAGGCCGCCATCGAAGCTGGTCACCAGCCCACCATCCGCGCCTATCCCCGGCTGGCTGGGGCCCGTCGGGCACGGCCCATCCTCATCCGCGACTGCTGAGGCTTGCACCATGACCACCTCGCAAGATACGATCACCCCAGCCGGTCAAGTCGTAGATCCTGCGCCAGTAGGCTCGGTCGCCGAAGCAGGGTCGGGCGTTCGTCCGCCTCAGGCGACTGATCGGGCCGGCTCATTCTCCGGCGCCGGTAGCCGCCCTTCGGGGCAATGCGCCGGCCGTCCTGCCAGTCAGGCGTCCATGCCGGAGGTCAACACCGGGCTCCCCGGACCATCGGCACCGGCGTCGCTGGACGTCGCAAGGCGCCCCCCCCTTCGCTCGGCTCATTCTCAACGCCCCGGCGAGGCCAACATCTTCAGCCGTGAGTGGCGGGCCAACGGCACGACCAAGCCCATCGGCACGCATGGTCGACTGATCCCTTCCCTTGCCGGACCGCGCTCGCCGATCGACGTCAAGGTGGAGGCGCAACGAGCCGCCATACCGCACGTCCCCGAGGAAATCCACTTCGCCCGCAAGGATCACGTCCTATCCTCGTGGCGATGCCGTTGCGGGGCTCGAGGCCGTACCTGCAACCGCGACCGGGCGCGAGGCCACGCCGACCTGGCGGCCCTCTTCACGGAGCACAAGGGAGGCGCGATGGTCTGACGCCGCGACCATTCCCCCTGTAACCAACGTGAGGTAACAACGTGGATCTCAAAACCCCCAAACCCGTCTCCATCATGGCGACCTGCCTCTCGGTCTCAGTGACGAAAGGCAACACCGAAAGCGGCGCGACCGGCAAGGTCAACTTCCAACTCATACCGGAGTCGGCCGCCGAACTGACGAGCCGACTCAACAGCGACTCCTTCGACGTCACCTTCGCCCAGGAAGGACTCGGCGACGGCTACACCATCGTGGGGATCCGGTTCCGCACCGACGCCAATGGCTCCGCAGTGGCGTTCATGACCCTGCTCGCACCCGAGTCGTCGATGCCGGCGCTCTCTCTGCTCCTGGCTCATTCTCGGATCGGCTCCAACGCCAAGCTGGTTATGGAGAGCCATCAACTCGCAATTAGTGACCAGCTCTCCCGTAAGGCCGACGAAGACGACGGCCCCTGTCCCTTCGCCGGTTGCACCCTTCGGGCGCTGCACTCCGGCAAGCACAAGCTCGAAGAGGAACCGACTCCCCTCCGCAACCGCGTGGTCAAGGCAGGCGACGACCTGCTCCCGCTCAACTAGGCTTACCGCGGGGCCAGCTTCCCTCGTTCCTGGCCCCGCAACTCTCCTGAGGTGACGACCCTGAACGACTCCGCGCGGCGGCGGCATACCTGGAGGCAGCATGAACACCATCGCATCCGAAACCCTGGACAAGCTGGCAGCGGACCCCACGGCATTCGGCTCAATCGGCCCCCGGAGCTTCGCCAAGCTAGTCGAGCTAGCTCGACTACAGGTGGCACTGAATGAGTGCGAGGCGCTGCTGCCGGAAGGTGAGCATGTCTGCCTAGACTGCGAACCAGGAGGGGGCGCCGTCGCGTGGGTGACTACAGATGACGCCACGTGGGGCGACGTTAGCGACCAACTCAACTTCGTGGCAGAGTCTCCCGCCGCGGCACTTCTGGCGCTCCGTGACGCCCTGGCCGCTCTCAATGCGAAGCTGACGCCATGACTCCCGGCGACGGTGGCCTCTGGCCGACTGAGCAGGGCCCAGAGCCGGGTGGCGTTCACTTCCGGGTCTTCGGCTCGCCGGCCCCTCAGGGCTCCAAGAAGGGCTTTGTCAATCCCCGGACCATGCGCGCCGTGATCGTCGACGACAACAAAGCCCCCCTCCGGTCATGGAGGCAGGACATCACAAGGACCGCGATCGAGGCGCGCGGTCAGATCCAATTCACCGGCCCGGTTCTAGTCGAGGCGCTCTTCTACCTCAAGCGGCCGGCGGCGCACTTCGGAGTCCACGGGCTCAAGCCCAACGCCCCGAGCTACGTCATGACCAAGCCGGACCTGGACAAGCTGCTCCGCGGCCTCCTGGACGCCGTGACGGCCTCCGGGCTCTGGCGCGACGACTCGCAGGTGGCGTCCTTCGGGAACAGCCGCAAGGTCTACGGCGAGCAGCCCGGCGTGGAAGTCTGGATCTTACCGCTATGAGCACTGGAGAGCGCATCTCTCTCGCAGACGCCCGGGAAGATAGCCGGCGAGCTCCTCGACGAGCTGGGCCCGTCCTGCGAGCGGCTGGAGGTCGCTGGGAGCATCCGCCGGCAGAAGTCGGACATCGGCGACATCGAGCTCGTGGCCATACCGAAACTCCGCGCGAAGTACGAGCACGCCCGATGAGCGCCGAACCCCGCTGGTGCTGGTGCCCGACGTGCAAGGCATGGATCGGTGCCACCCCGCCGCTACTGCCGGTCTCCTGGCCCGCTGAGACGAGCGCGGCCATGCACAAGAGCGGAATCGGCCACAGGACGGAGCTGCTCACGCTGTCGGACATCCTGGCGCGCGACTGGCGTGACACCTGGGACCCGGAGACGAGCCATGTTGACTATCGCCGAGTCGAGCCGTGACTACCCGCGAACGTCGCGAGACCCGTGCCTCCCGCCTCCGCGAGTGGGCCGCCAAGCGCGAGACGGCCGCTGCCGCTGGGCTCGCTGCCGAAGATCCGATCCGCCACGATTGGGCATTCGTCACCCAGCCGGGCCACATCCCGGAACGCGCCCGCATGAATGCCCGAGACGATCGCCGGCAGGAGAGCACGGCAAAGGCCCACGAGATGCGCGCCAAGGCCGCCAACATCGAAGCCGCCGCCGATCGTGCCATCTATTCCGACGATCCCGATGCCCGCGAGCGACTGGAGCGCAAGATCGCCGACCTGGAAGCACAGCGCGCCGCGATCACCACGTACAACGCCGACTGCCGCAAGGCCGCCAAGACCGGAGGACATGGCGACCTGTCCCTGCTCGAATGGGACACCCCCAGCGGCCTGCGCTCAATCGCTCGCATGGTCAACGACTGCGCCGCCGCTGGGCAACTCCGACCCGGTTGGGCACTGCCGGCCTATGCAGCATCCAACCTCGGCGGCAACATCGCCCGGCTGCGGGCACGACTGGAGACCCTCAATGGCTGAGAACCACGTCCATTACGCCCCCGAAGGCTGGGAGGAAACGGATCGCGCCATCTGCCACTGCGGCGCCCTGATCCGCTGGAACCCCAAGGTGGAGAAGTGGCGCCCGAGTCGTCGCCTCCGCGTGCTGGTTCTGACTCGGGAAGAGGCCCGAGACGTCCTGTTCGTTCTGGTGCAGGCCAATGGGGAAGTCCGACAGCACGGCGACCCCACGCCGCCGACGATCGCGGAGATCGACCTCCAGTTGCGACTACAGGAGCCCGCATGACCACCGACGAACTGCTCGCGGAATGCGAGAGCCTGCTACGGACCGGCGAGTCCATCACCCTCTCGACCTACAAGACCACCGTCAGGCCGGAGCGAAAGTGGTGCGTCCGGATGCTCGGCACCGGGCAGAGCAGCGCCGACTACTCCGCTCCGATCCCCTCCAAGGCTCTTCAGGGCCTACTCGACTGGCTCCGTCTCCGGTTGTGAAACACCCGATCTAGTTGTAGGCTCCCGTCATGCCGCGAACACCGAAAGCCTCAGTACCCTGGCGCAACCGCATCGTCGGCCAAGGCGAAGAGGCGCCCGACCAGATCCTCGCCAACCCGGCCAACTGGCGCACCCACCCAGGAGCGCAGCGAGATGCTCTCCGCGGCTCGCTCTCCGAGATCGGCTGGGTCCAGCAAGTCATCGTCAACCGCACGACGGGGCATCTCGTGGACGGTCACGCTCGGGTAGAGGAAGCGATCTCGGCTGGCGCCCCGACGGTGCCAGTCCTGTATGTGGAGCTCACCCCGGAGGAAGAGAAGCTCGTACTCGCCTCTCTCGATCCGATAGGCGCGATGGCACAGGCAGACGCGACGAAGCTCGATGAACTGCTCGCGGACCTGAACGCCACAAACCCAGGACTCCAAGCCCTGCTCGACTCGCTCGGGACACCGAAGCTCCCTGTTGGTCTGACCGATCCCGATGATGTGCCAGAGGTCGAGCCCACCACCATCAAGGCGGGCGACCTCTTCGCGCTCGGTGACCACCGGCTGATGTGCGGGGACTCGACCAAGGCCGAGGACGTGGCGCGACTGATGGGCGGAGCGAAAGTCCCGCTGGTCTTCACGAGCCCGCCCTACGCGGCGCAGCGTGACTACGGGATCGGCGACTTCGACTGGCTCGCCCTCATGCAAGGCGTGACGGCGCAGGTCGCGGGCGCACTGACCGATGACGGGTCGGCGATCGTGAACCTCGGCCTCGTGCACAAGGCTGGCCGGGTCGATCGGTATTGGGACGACTGGCTCACCTACGCCGAGGCGAACGACCTGCCGCTGTTCGGCTGGTACGTCTGGGATCAGGGCTGGGGCCTGCCCGGCGACTGGGGCGGGCGGCTCGCTCCATCGTTCGAGTTCCTGTTCCACCTTGCCAGGAAGCCGCGCTACACAGCCAAGACGACGCCGACCATCTCGGCGGGCAAGATCAGGAATAGCACGTTCCGCCACAAGGACGGATCGCTCCAGCCTTTCACCGGCAACGGGTCGCCGACTGGCGACAGCAAGGTGCCCGACGCCGTTGTGCGCGTGAACCGCCAGATCGGGCACGTCAACGGCGGCGACCATCCCGCGGTGTTCAGCGTGGGCCTGCCCGAGTATTGCCTGCCCGTCTGGACGAAGGCAGGCGAGTCGGTCCTCGACCCCTTCTCCGGCTCCGGCACCACAATCATCGCCGCTGAGCAACTCGGCCGCCGCTGCTACGCGATGGAGATCGACGCCAGGTACGTCGCGGTCGCCATCAAGCGGTGGGAGCAGTTCACGGGCAGGAAGGCAGAGCAACTCTGATGCCCCCACGAGCCCCCAGGAAGCCCACCACGCCCCCCAACGTCGGGCACCCCACCAAGTACACCCTGGAGAACGTCCAGGCGATCCTGACCGCCCTGGCTATCGGTAACACCGCAGAGGACTCCTGCCGTGCCGTAGGGGTGGGCTACTCCACGATGCGCGAGTGGGTCGGCCGCTACCCGGAGTTCGCGGACGCGGTAGAAAAGGCCGGCGCTCAGGCCCGCCAGCGCATGGTCGGCATCGTCGTCAAGGTCGCCAGCGAGGGCAACTGGCAGGCCGCCATGACGTACCTCGAACGCCGCGACCCCGAGCACTGGGGCCGACGCGAACGTCTCGATGTGATGATGGATGTCCGCCGGTCCATAGAGGCGCTCAGCAACGACCCGGCAGAGGTGGAGGCAGCGGTCGCCGAGGCGCACCGGCTAATCAACCACCGATGATCGAGCAGATCGCCGCCGCGTCCCTCGCCGTGGTTAGAGCCAGGCGGGCTGCCGATGCGTCGCGATCGGCTCTCCTGGCGATCCCTCCCTCTGCTCCGGGCATTCCGGGGTTCATCAACGATCAGCAGCGGTCATTCTTTCAGTCAACTTCCCCGGAAGTGCTGTACTCGGGTGCATTTCGCGCCGGAAAGAGCCGGATCGGCTGCGAGAAGGCGTATTTCCTCGCCCAAACCTACCCCGGCATCCCGGTGGGCATCTTCCGCAAGACCGCGGCCTCTCTGCCGGCCTCCACTGAGCGGACCCTGCTGCTGGACGTGATCCCCCGCTCTGCCATCGCACGAAGCAACGCGAGCCAGCACTGGTACGAACTCGAGAATGGATCACGCATCTGGCTCTTCGGTCTGGACCCGGATCCAATCACAGGACTTCCCTCCAAGGTCGGATCGGTCGAGTTGGGCTGGGCGTTCGTCGATGAGGCGGTAGAGGTCAACGAGGGAGACTGGAACATGGTCAAGGGCCGGCTATCCTGGCCCGGCATCCCGTACCACCAGATCGCCGCTGCAACGAACCCGGCCGGGCCGGCCCATTGGCTCAAGCGCCGCTTCACCCCGCCGACCGAGACGCGCGAGTACCTCCACGCCTCCACCTTCGACAACCCCGCCCTGCCGGCCGACGTCCTGCTCGAGGCGGCAGCATCGCCCGACGACTACTACCATCGCCGCTACCACCTCGGCGAGTGGGTCGGGGCTGAGGGCATGATCTGGAACCTCCCCGACGATCAGGTGCGCGACGAGCCCGGACCATTCAAGGCCATCTGCGGCGCGATCGACTGGGGTTTTGTCCACGCCTTCGCGGCGGAAGTTGTAGGGCAAACCGGATCAGGACGCCTGGCCGTGATTGACGAGGTATATGAACGCGGCAAGACGCTCGACGAGGTCATCCCGCAATTGCTTCAACTCCAGAAGAAGCACGGCATCCGCGTCTGGTTCGGCGATCCCTCCGAGCCTGCCTACATCCTCGCGTGTCGCAGGGCAGGTCTGGACGTGGTGCCAGCCGAGAACGCCGTCAACGTCGGCATCCAGGCGGTAACCCGCGCCATCGCCGCAGGTATGACCGTCTCGCCTCGCTGTACGGGACTCCTTGGCGAGATACCCGGGTACACGTGGGCCAAACAGCGTGACGGCTCATTCCAAGAGCGCCCGGTCAAGGTGGGAGACGACGCCGCTGACTGCCTCCGGTACGCCGTAATGGCGTTCGAGCCCGACAACGCCGAGCCGGAAGGCATCGGGGTCTACGAGGAAAGAGTCGAGATCAGCCCCTATTGAGGGCTTTTCGTCCGAGTAATCGCTCCGTGTAACCTTGTGCGGTTACTTTCGTTCGGTATATCCTGCGGCCCGTGACCGTCACCTGGGCCCCCACACCCTGCCGCGTCGATCGATGCGCTGCTCAGGCGACTCCCCCGAACCTCCCCAAGGAGTAACGCCGTGGATACCGCACCCTTCGTCAAGTCCGACTGGTGGCATCGACTCGCCTCGGTGAACCTCAAGGGTCACTGCATCACCGAATGCGGCCAGGTCATCGAGAAGCCCGAGGCGCAGGCCGGCTCCCTCCACGCCATCGAGCAGGACAACGGCTGCCCCCTCTGCGTTCCCGAGCGGGCGATGGCATCAGAGTTGGCGAAGCTCGGGGAGCCCGAAGCCCCGGAGGCGGTCCCCACGCCGATCGCGGGTCCGGCTCCTAAGCTGACCGCCCCGAAGATCACGCCCCCAGAAGTCACGCCGGTACTCGGCGACCAGGTCGCAGCCAGTGACGATCTCGACGACCTGAACATGGCCGCCCTCAAGGCCATCGGCGAGCCCCTCGGTCTCACTTTCAAGCCCGGCACGACCAAGGCCGGCGCCCGCACGGAGATCCGGGTGGCTCGCATCCAGGCCGCCGCAACGAAGGCCGACTAGCTCATGCCCGCTCGGCGAACCGCCAAGGCAGCCCCGGAGATGGTTCCGGTCGCGGAGATGCACCGCGAGGTCGAACGTGTCCGAGATCAGGCGGATGCGTCGATCGAGTTGCTGCAGGAGCGGTTCGCCGAGCTTGAACTTGCGCTCGAGGACACCGGCTGGATGCGCCAGTCCCTTGCCGGTCAGCGGGAGTTCAGCCGCGACGGGCTGACGAAGCTCATCCGCATCGCCCGCCTGTCCTACCTGAAGAACCCCCTGATCCACAATGGCGTCGAGGTCCAGAGCCACTACGTCTGGGGCCAGGGCGTTTCCATCACGGCCAAGTCCGCTCCGGTCAACGACGTGATCCAGGCGTTCATCGACTACCGGCCCAACGCTCAGGAGCTCACCGGCCACGCCGCGCGGTTGATGCTCGAACGCCAGCTGCAGGTCGAGAGCAACCTGTTCTTCGTCCTCTTCACCAACTCCTCGACCGGGTTCGTGCGGATCGGGACGATCAACGTGGACGAGATCATCGAGATCGTCCGCAACCCCGAGAACAAGTCCGAACCCTGGTACTACAAGAGGTCCTGGTCCACCAAGGGCGTCGACCCCAACGCGGGCACCGTCTCGGTCACGACGCAGCAGGCGTACTACCCGGACTGGAAGTTCGACCCCGACGCCAAGCCGGAGAAGTTCGGCGGTCTGCCGATCAACTGGGACAGCCCGGTCTATCACCTCAAGTCGGGTGGGTTGGGCGACATGGACTTCGGCGTGCCGGAGATCTACAGCGCGATCGACTGGGCGCGTGCCGTCAAAGAGGATCTCGAGGACTACGCCTCCCTCCGTAGGGCTCTGGCACGGTTCGCCTGGACCCTCACGACCAAGGGCGGCAAGGCCGGAGTGGCATCGGCCAAGAACAAGCTCGCCACCACTCTGGTGTCCGACGGCTCCCGGATGGAGGGCAACCCACCGCCCGTCACCGCCTCCACCTTCGTCGGGGCCGAGGGCTGGGACATGCAGCCGGTCAAGACTTCCGGCGCGACCCTTCCGCCCGATGAGGCCCGGCGCTTCTGGCTCATGACCGGTGCTGGCATGGGACTCCCCGAGACGATGCTCTCGGGCGACGTCAGCACGGGCAACCTCGCGACCGCCAAGTCGCTCGACCGCCCGACCGAGCTGAAGATGCGCAACCGCCAGACGCTCTGGGCCGACGTGCTGGTTGACCTGTTGCAGTACGTCATCGACCAGGCGGTTATCCACGTCAACGGGCCGCTCAAGGGCGGGCTCGTGGTTGTGGATCCGTACACCGAAGAGCGCAAGGTCGTGCTCGCTCGCGATCCCGAAACGGGCGAACCGATGGACCGCGGCATCGACGTCAACTTCCCCACGGTCCTGGAGCACGATCCGGTCTCGCGAGTCCAAGCCATCGTCGAGGCCGCAACGCTCGGCAACTCGATGGGCACCCCCGCCGGCACGATGGACACCAAGACGCTCAGCCGCCTGCTGCTCTCGGCGCTCGGGGTGGATGACATCGACGAACAACTCGACCTGCTCTTCCCCGACAACGAGACGGAGCAGACCGCCACGCCCGGTACACCAGTCGTCCCGCCCGACATGGCCGAAGCCGCCCGCGAGCTCAAGGAAGTCATCCGCGAAATGACAAAGGCGGTCACCCCGTGACAACGCAAGGGGAGCGACTCGTGGCGCTTGAGAACGACACGAAGTGGATCCGTGAACAGGTGGGCTCGATCGCCGAGACGGTCAAGCGGTTGGAGGACGCCAATAACGCCCCCCACAACACCCCCGCCGGCCGGGAGCTCCTCCGCCGATCCGATGACGCCCGGGAGAAGGCGTGCGAGGCCGCAGCCGCAGCGGAGGCCGCCCGCATCCAAGCCCTCACGATGCTGACCACGATCCGCGACGAGGTACGCGGAGTCTTCCGGTTCTTCCGTTGGGTCCTCGCCATCGTGGGCAGTGTCTCCGTGGTCCTGCTGGTCCTGAACAACGCCCACTCGCTCGCTGCCTGGTTGCACCCATGACCGCCCTCTACTTCTCCGCCCATCTGCAGGCCGCGTCAGACGCGCTAGGACGCTACCAGGCGATCCGCGAGGCCATGACGGCCCAATCGGTCCGCTCCGCCAAGATCAAGGCCCTGACGCCGGTAGAGCGCGACCTGGCACGATCGCTCCGCGTGGCCTTCACCGCACAGCGCAAGGCGTTCCTCTCCGCGATGGTCCTGACGGGTGCGGGGTTCCCCACGAATGAGGCGGCGCGAGTAGCGGCCCCAACCGTTCACCGCCGCCTGCGCGAAGCCGTCACGCGATGGGACATCCCATTCAACGACGCCGCCTCCGCCACCCTGTCGCTCTTCACCGATCCGCTCCAGGCGGGGATCGAAGCCGCGATGCTGGCCGGTGGGACGTGGCAGTCGATCAGCCTCGACATCGACGAGACCTTCACCCTCAGTAACCCCCGCGCGGTGAAGTGGCTCGCCGGACGTGCAGCCGAGCAGGTCGTGGGCATCAACGAGACCACCCGCCAGACGCTTGAGAAGGTCATCACCGACGGGCTGGCTCAGGGCGACTCGTACAACAAGATCGCCAGCTCCATCCGCTCGACCTACGACGGATGGGAGAACAGCGCACAACCCGGCATCCCCTCGTTCCTGTCCGACCGCGCCGATGTCATCGCCGTCACGGAGTCCGCATTCGCATACGAGGCCGGCTCGCGATCCGTCGTGGATGACCTCTCGGCCGCCGGACTCGACATGGAGCAGAGCGTCATCGCCGAAGACGACGCCTGCGACGAGTGCTCGGACAACCAGGGCGCCGGCTGGATCTCCGTCAACGACGACTTCCCCAACGATCCCCCACCTACTCATCCAAGTTGCTTCCCGGCCGGAACGATGGTCTCAGGGCCGAAGGCGGTGGGCGCGACCATGCGCTGGTACGAGGGGGAGCTGGTCGAGATCGAGACCGCCGATGGCGCACTCCTCGCCGCCACCCCAAATCATCCGGTACTCACCCCGGAAGGATGGGTCGCGCTGGGATCGCTGCACGAAGGCGGCCACGTAATCAGCCGCTCCCTCGCTCAACGGGCAGGATCTGATGCTCCACACGATGACGACATTCAGACCGTGCTCGATCAAGTAGCGGGTGCGCTCCACGAAGCGAGCGGCGTGACGCCCATAGCCGTGCCAGTTGCCGCCGAAGACTTCCACGGCGACGGGGCCGGCTCCAAGATCGCAGTTGTATGGGCCGACCGCGAGTTGGGGAACCGTCTCGACTCCGCGCTCTCGCAGCCACAGGGCAAAGAGCGTTTCGCCGGGAGTGCTTCGGCCGAGGCGCTCGATGGTCTGAGCGAGCCGTTCCTTGGCGATCATGCTCCGATGGCTGCCGCGGACCGCAGCGTGGGCGGCCTCGGTGTAGGCGCGCCGCTGCTCGATGGTCCGGCCGGCAGCCATGAGCCGGTTGGCGTCCGTGCTGCCCCGGCGCTCAATGCCCCGTTCGTGGAGCACACGATCGATGACGCGACGGCTGATGTTGCTTTCCTGCGCGAGAGCCTTCACCGATACGCCGGACAGGTAACGCCGACAGAGATCGTCCGGGTCCGCCGGTACCCATTTGCTGGTCATGTCTACAACCTCGAAACCGTAGACGGCTGGTACACCGCCAATAGGGTGATTGTACATAACTGCCGCTGCGACGTCCTGTACCAGAGAGCCGAGGAGGCCGCCTAATGGCTGCGTTCACCGCTGACGATGCAACAGAGGCCCTCCCGAAGGGCTCCGACAAGGCAAAGGCCGCATGGGTCAAGATGGCCAACAAGGCTGTCGGGCGCGGTATGTCCCAGGAAGACGCCGGCAAGGCCGCGACCAAGATGGCCGGCATGATGAACGAGGCCGCCAGTGCTCACCTGGCCCTTCGTGAGGTCGGGCGCGTCCTCTCGGCTGCGAACGAGAAGCAACTCCGCGCCGCCGCCGCCAACATCGACGCCGTTCTCAAGGCGCTCGGAGACGGCGAGGAGCCGGCCGCCGAGTCGCTGCGCGCGATGGAGGCCTACAGCGGCGAAGCCCAGGACGCCGCTCGTGGCGTCGGGATCGTGACGTCGATCGAGTACGCCGCTCAGTCCACGCTGTACCTCATCAGTGACGAGTCGGACGAACCGGATCAGGTCGCCATGCTGCAGAAGGTTTATGAGGGCCTGATGGCCGTCGTGCCTCTTGTCCTGGCGTGGGTCACGGCGGAGATCGTGGAGATCGGCGGACCCGACGACGACGTGGACGCGCCGGCCAACGTGACCACGTACTACTCCAGCACCACGACCACCGCAGAGAGCGCGGTCGAGCTGACGGGCGACATCATCCCGTTGGTGGAGTCCGTGGTCCGCCCGGACGGCACCATGCTCATCAAGCTCATTCAGCCGGGGTGGGGCTCGAGCGGGTACTACTCCGAAGCGGTCCTGAAGCGCGACGGCCCCAAGGTCTTCACCGCCGGCACCCGGATGTTCGTCGACCACCCGGGCTACGCCGAAGAGGCTGACAGACCGGAGCGGTCCATCAAGGACATCGGCGCCGTGCTCTCCGCCTCAGCTGTCTGGGACCCGGCCGGTCTGGCGGGTCCGGGGCTGTACGCCCCCGCCAAGCCGCTCCGCGAGTTCGCGCCGCTCCTCGAGCAGCTGGCCCCCAACATCGGAACCTCGATCCGCATGAAGGGCATGGCAAAGAGCGGAGAGGCCGAAGGCAAGAAGGGCCCGATCGTCGAGCGGATCATCGCCGACCCGCTGGGCTCGGTCGACTTCGTGACCGTCGCAGGTGCCGGCGGCCAGATCGTTTCGCTCGCGGAGTCGTGGCGCCATCTCCGTGAGACCAATGCAAGCGCCGATCCAGCGGCAGGTCGCCGCACAGTCCCCCCACAGGAGGTCTCGAACATGGATCTGCAGGAAACGCAGACCAAGCTCGCGGCGGCCGAAACGGCGCGTGATACCGCGCTCGCTGAAGCCGCTCGGGCGACCGAGGCTCTGATCCTTCGCGAGGCTCGTGACGTTGTGGTCACGGAGCTCGCGTCGGCGAAGATCCCCGACATCACCCGGACGCGGCTCTCGGAGTCGCTGGGCAAGAACCCGCCGGTCAAGGACGGCAAGCTCGACACGGATGCTCTCAAGGCGTCTGTGAAGGAAGCCGTCGCGGCCGAGATCGACTACCTCGCCAAGATCACCGGATCGGGCCAGGTGCGCGGTCTCGGAGGCACCTCGACTGCCGCTCCGATCGACGTGGAGAAGAGTCTCACCGAGAGCTTCAAGGCCCTCGGGATGAGCGACAGCGGCGCGGCTCTCGCGGCCGCAGGAAGGCGGTAAGCGATGGCCGGCAACCGCGTCAAGGCGCTAGGGCGCCAGCTCTACACGTTCCCGACCAACGGCGGCGCCACCTCGGGCGCTCCCTGCCGCATCGGGGACTTGCCGGGTGTCGCTCTCGTGGACCTCGACACCTACTCCGGCACGACGGTCGACTTCGAGGGCGTCTACGCTCTCAACGTCGCGGGCCTCGATGACAACGGCAACAGCGCCGTGGCCGTCGGAGACTCGATCTTCTACGTCGATGCCGACACTCCCAAGCTGTCCAAGAAGGCCGCCGCGGGTCGGTTCTTCGGCACTGCCGTTGGTCCGTCCTCGGGAGCGTTCGACACTGGTGCCGCCGTTGCGACCCTCGTGGTCGCAGGTGTCACCACCACCACCATCGCGGTTCGCATCGGTCCGGCTCCGGGAGTCGCGGGCGGGCTGAACACGATCGGCACCACGGCCATCGGCGCCGGCACCGTCACCACGGCGGACATCGGCGCTCTCGCGGTCACCACGGCGCTCATCAACAACCTGGCCGTCACGACCGGGAAGATCGCCGCGGCCGCTGTCACCGGGCCGAAGCTCCCCACGGGGCTCCTGCACATCACTCTGGCGGACGGGACCATCGGGGCCACGAACGTCACCGTCGCTGGCATGGCGGCAACCGACGAGATCGTCAGCGTTCTCTCGTTCACCACGAAGGTGGCCATCGCCTCCGTCGCGGATCGAACCAGTGAGTACGCCGCAGGTGCCGGCGTTGCAACCAAGGCCGCGGGCACCATCGAAACCGGCAATCAGCTCGTCATCGTCTGGATGAGCCACACCTAAAGGAGACGGTCAACATGCCTGAGTTCCTCGAACTGATCGAGACGATGCGGGCGGAGGACGCCTCCACCGATCGCCTCTACAGGGGTGAGGGCACGAGCGCACGCTCCATCCGTCGGGATACCGACGAATACAAGCGGGCACTCGCCGAAGCCGCCTCTGTTCTCGGCAACGCCCTGAGCCGCGGGACCAACCGGGACCGTTACCTCCTTCGCGAGGCGATGACCACCTCGGACTTCCCGTACCTCTTCGGCGACATCATCGACCGGCAGCTCCTCGCCAACTACGCGGAGACGCCGGCCACCTACCGGGCATGGTGCCGGATCGCTCAGGTTGCGGACTTCCGCACCGTCAAGCGGTTCGCCATCAACGGCTCGGAAGCGGTCCTCGGCATGGTCGGGCAGCAGGAGGAGTACCCGGAGTCCAAGATCTCCGATCTGCTCTACAGCTACGCCGTCGCCAAGTACGGCCGCTCCATCCCGTTCGCCTGGGAGGCGATGGTCAACGACGACCTGGATGCCCTCAAGGACATCCCGGCTCGCTTCGGCAAGGCCGCCCGCCGCTCCGAGGAGAAGTTCGCCACGGGTCTCGCGTTCGACGCGAACGGCCCGCACGCATCCTTCTTCACCGTCGGCAACAAGAACATGATCTCCATCGCCAACGGCTCGTCTGTCGCCAACCCTGCCCTCTCGATCGCGGGACTGCAGAACGCCATGACGGTCCTGGGCAACATGCGAGACGTGGACGGCGAGCCGATCGCCGTTGACTCCGTTCAGCTCGTCGTGCCGCCCGCTCTCCGGGTAACTGCCGAGAACATCCTCAACGCCACCGAGATCTGGCTGAACCCGGCGAACACGACCCTCGACCAGTCCGTTCACACGGTCAACTGGATGCGCGGTCGCGTCACGCTCCAGGTCGACTCCTATATCCCGCTCGTCGTCACGTCCGGCACGGTCGGACAGACGTGCTGGATGCTGGTCGCCGATCCCAACCAGCAGCGCCCGGCCTTCGAGATCGGCTTCCTGCGCGGACATCCCGAGCCGGAAGTCTTCATGAAGGAGCCGAACGCCGTTCGTGTCGGCGGCGGCGGAGTCGTCAATCCTCTGGACGGCGACTTCGACACCGACTCCCTGCGGTACAAGGTGCGCCACGTCTTCGGCGGGACGCGCGAGGACTACCGCATGGCCGTCGCCTCTACCGGCGCCAACGCGTAACCCCGATGTACCAGCCCGGGCTCCGCCCCTTCTCCGGACCCCTCCTCCGAGGGGCGTCCCGGGCTGTCTTTCTCCAGGCTCCAACGGAGTGCCATGCACCGCGGCCCTGCTCGCGGCGTGGCTCGGTCCGGTCCCTGACACTCCGTTGGCCCCTTGAGGTAGTTCGATGACTCAGACCTACGATCCCTCGACTCTGATCGGAACCACCCGTTTGCTCAGCCAGGACACCAACGTCCCGAACGCCATCCTCGAGGACGAGGAGTATCTGGCGCTCCTGAACCTCTCGGGCAGCAACGCCCTGCTGGCCGCCGCCTCCGCGCTGGACATCATCGCGGCCAATGAGATCTACGTTCAGAAGCGGATCAAGCTGCTCGACCTGGCGACTGACGGAGTGCAGGAAGGCCAGCAGCTTCACGCTCTCGCGGAGTCCTACCGAGATCGCGTTGAGTCCGGCATCGACTCGCCGGACGGCATGTTCGACTGGGCCGAGCAGGTGGTGGACGAGTTCACCGAGCGCGAACGCCTCATGAAGCAACTGCTCCGCTTGCAGGACCAGACATGAAACAAGGTGCCTTGATCGACCCCCGCATGGTCGCCGGGCTCGAGCGGTCCGGAGCGTTCCCGCACACCTGTACCGTCCAGCAGCGCCAGGACACCCAGGACCCCACCGGAGCGGTCCGGCCGCACTGGGCGACTCGGACAGGCTGCGAGAACGTCTCCTGCCGGCGTGCGATCTCTTCCCTGGGATCGGGCGGGCGTGAAGTCCGAACCGCCTCTATCGCGGCGATCGAGCAGAACGACTACATCATCATCCTGGCCGGCTACTACCCTCAGATCACCGCAAAGGACTCCGTGCTCTGGGATGACGGAACGACGCGGTACGACATCAACATCGCGAACCACGACTCGGCCAGCCAGCTCACCTGGCTCATGGTCCGAGTGGTTCAGCCGATTGCGGATCCGGGCGTATGAGCACCTTCACCGCGTCCGTCAAGCTCAAGTCCGGGACTCGGTATCCCGCCGAGGTCCTAGCGGCTGCGTTGACGCAAGAGCGGTTGGAGACGGCCGTGATCTCTGGTGCGCTCAAGATCGTCAACCCGGCGAAGAAGAACGCTCCGGTCGTCACCGGCACACTGCGCCGTTCCCTCCACATCGGCGGCCATACGGACCTGACCGGAGGTCTACCGGAAGGCGCGAAGGACCTCGGCAAGGGCGAGATGTCCGGCCTCAATGTCCAGGTCAAGATCGGGACGGACCTCAGCTACGCCGCGCAGATCGAGTACGGCTTCACCGGCACGGACTCGCTCGGCAGTCACTACACCCAGCCGCCTGAGCCGTACCTCCGTCCCGCATGGGACGAGCACAAGGACGAGGCCATCACGGAAGTCGGCGCGGCGCTGGACATCCTGGTCCGAAAGGCCTTGGCATGAGCATCGAGTCCGATCTCTTCGCCGCGCTCTCCCACTCCGCCAGCCAGACGGCGGCGCTGATCGTCGACCCCACCGTCACCGATCCGGTCAGCGGCAACCCCATCGTGCGTTTCTATCCCGCCTCTCAGGTACCGCAGGAGTCGGGAATGCCGGCCATCGCGTACAGCCGCGTCAGCAACGCGGTCGCGTCTCGGTCGCAGGACGGCACCAAGTTGATGAAGCCGCGCTACCAATTCGACTGCCGAGACAAGACGTACGTCGGCGCTCAGGCGCTCGAAGACGCCCTGATCGCGGACCTGGAGTACCACCACTTCGGCTCGGTCAAGCAAGTCCACCACGACGGCGGGGGACCTGACGAGCGCGACGCCGAAACCGAGCTGTACACCCGCCGCGTCGAACTTGTGATCTGGAGGTAACCGCATGACCAAGAGCACCCAGGATGAGGACGCCCAGGACGTGATCCTCGAAGAGACTGGCGTCATAGTCCCATTCGAGCCTGAACCGACCGTAGCGGCCGTCCTGGTGGCTCCTGCGGTATCCCCGACGCATGGCGGCGAGATCATCGAGACGCTGTGGGACGGGCACCCGAACTTCACCTGCTCGCGGTGCGGCTACGCCCGCTTGAACCGCGCCGCGGTGGAGGACCACATCAACACCCCGGTCGATCACTAAGGAGAACCGATGGCGAACAATCCGATCACCAAGACCACCGTCAAGGGCCCCTGGTTCAACCCGGTTCAGCCGGTTGCCGGCTCGCTGGCACTGACCGAGACCGCCTCGCAGGCCGCGGCATACGACACCGTGGCGATCACCGGCCCCACATTCATCCTCATCCGCAACAGCTCCACCACGACTCCGTACACCTTCACGGTGACGAGCGTGGCGAACTTCCCGGACTACCGGACCGGCGACATCACCACCTACTCCGTCGCGGCTCAGGCAGCGGCCACCACGGCGAACGCGACCGCGATCTTCAAGGTGGACATTCCCGGCTGGCAGGAAACGGACGGCAACGTCTGGATCACCTGCTCCAACGCCGCCCTCGTCATCGCCGCATTCAGCTAGGCCCGAAAGCCAGAAAGGAGCACGCACATGGCCGGCGCCTCCAATGCGTCCGTCGGGCCGGGTTTCGCTCTCCAGGTGAGCGACTCAGGTCTGACGAACTTCACCTCCATCGCGGAGGTCCATACGATCACCGGGCCTGAGGGCAAGGTGAAGATGGTCTCCGTCTTCCACCAGGACTCTCCGGGCAAGGCCGAAGAGCAGCGCCCCAGCAAGATCACCTGGAGCGACATCACCGCCGAGATCAGCTACGTCCGCGGCGACCCCACCCATGCGGGTCTCTTGACCTTGCTGGCGAACGGGTACATGCGGTACTGGAGGATCACGGATCCCAACAGCGCCGTCGTGTGGTCGGGGCACTGCTACGTCTCCGGGTTCAAGCCCGAATTCCCGGAAGACGACCGCCAGAAGGCCACGATCAGCCTGTCGATCGACGGCCCCGTCACCGTCGCCTAAAGGAGCGAAATGGACACGCCGCACATCTTCCTCGAAACAGCAGACGAGATCGCCGCACTCGACGACCGCAAGATCGTGGAGTTCTACGTCAAGACCTGGGACCGCTGGGTCCACCTGCTGCCCATCTCGGGCAAGGACCGAGAGGACCTGCTCGAGATCCAGGGTGTGAAGGACATCGGAGGGAACGCTCGGGTTCGGAACTTCCGGGCCCGGCTGGTCTCCCTCTCGCTCGTCAACAGCCATGGCATCCCGCTCTACACCTCCCGAGAGGTAGATCGTCTCACCGAGAAGAACGATGCCGCCCTGGCGGAACTGTCCGAGGCTTGCAGCGATCTCTCGAAGCTCAAGCCGGAGGACGTCGACGAGCTCGTGGGTGGCCTCCCAAACGCAGCGAGCGAGGACTCTGGCGCCGCCTGACCCTCGCACTCGGGCATAAGTCAATCGCAGCCTGCCAGCGAGCCATCGACTCAGCGGAGTTCGCCGAATGGATCGCCCACGAACGAGTCAACGGTCCGGTCTGGGGCCGAGAGGATTACCTCGTGGCCTATGAGATCGGGGCGAACGCTCGACTCTGGCTCGGCGACAAGGCCGGCCGGCCGGAGGACTTCACGCCGTACTGGCTGCGAAAGCGCAGCACCCTCACTCTCGCGGAACAGATAGCCAGCCTCCCCGGCGCCGTCGGGGTTGAGACTCCCTCGTGGGCGATAGGACCAGCCGAGCGATGACAATTACCGAGCTCATGATCATGTTCGGGATCGACTCCGGTGGCGCGCGCTCGGGCGCCACCGAGGTCAACAACGCGCAGAAGTCCGTGGAGGATCAGTCCAAGTCGACCGGTTCCACGATGGGCAAGAGCTATGACGAAGCCGGGGGGCACGTCTCGAAGCTGGGGAGCCTGACGTCCGGGATCTTCATGGGCATGGGGATGGCCATTACGAACTTCGTGATGGAGGGGCCCGGCAAGGTCGTCGATGTCCTGAAGGACGCGGAGAAGGCATACCAGGACGCCGCCGTTTCGACAGCCAAGCTCGATACCGCAATGAAGAACAACGTCCCGGGCCTGAGTAACAACGCTGCGAAGCTGGCAGGGGTCGCGTCCGCGGCCGACAAGGCAATGGAGTCCAACCTCAACCTCGGCTACTCGATGGATGACCAGCGCGACTCCATGTCCATCCTGGTCGGCGTGACCAAAGACACGACCCAGGCGCAGAAGGATATGTCCGAGGCGATGGACCTGGCGCGTCTGAAGGGCGTCGACTTGGCCTCCGCGACCAACATCGTGATGAAGGCACAAGAGGGCAACACCGGAGCACTCAAGAAGCTCGGCATCGTGGTGGCTCCCGTCACGACCGCGATGGACAAGCTCACGGCATCCCACAAGAACGCGACGGCTGCCCAGATCGCCGCGGCCAAAGCGGCGGACCTCCAGGCCACCGAGACCGCTGCGCTGACAGGCATCACGAAGCTCGCCGGCGGCCAGGCCGAGGCCTACGCCGATACGAGCGCCGGCAAGCTCGCCGCAGCGCACGCGAAGGTCACCGAGGCGATGGTCAAGCTCGGTTCGATAACGGATCAGATCGTGCAAGCCGTCCTCCCGCCGCTCGCGGATGCCTTCGACAACATCATGACGGCTGTGGGGCCGGTGCTCGATCAGATCGGGACGGAGATGCCCGCCGCAATCGCCACAGTCTCGGGAGTGATCACCACGCTCGTAAGCGGGGCGATGGCGGGGCTGCAGACTGCGCTGGACTTCGTCGCGACACACTCGGACGAGGTGAAAGGCGCGCTGGTCATCCTGGGGGGCGTCGTGGCGGCCGTGGTGGTTCCGCCATTCGTGGCGTGGGCCGCGGCTGAGATCGTCGCACTGGCACCGATCATTGCTATCGGCGTGGCCGTAGCGGCTGCCATTGCGATCCTCTACGAACTCGGCGTTCTGAAGGTCATTGGGCAATGGTTCGATGATCTCTCCCAGCGAGCAATGCCTGCCATAAGCGCGGCGTTCGCGTGGCTCACGACCAACGTCCTGCCGCCACTCCAGCAGGCGTTCACGTTCATCACCACCACCGTCCTGCCAGCGCTGTCTGCCGCGATCCAGGCGATCGTGACGGCCGCGCTCCCACCGATCCAGACAGCGATCGAATTCATCACGACGACTGTGCTCCCGGCTCTCTCTAAGGCTTTCGACTTCCTGACGACCACGGTCCTCCCGGCACTCTCGACAGTAATCGGCGCGATCGTGAAAGCCGCGCTCCCACCGATCCAGACAGCGCTCGGGTTCATCACGACCAACGTGCTCCCGGCGCTGGGCTCTGCGTTCGGTTTCCTCACCTCCACTGTGTTCCCGGCGCTGGGCAAGGTGCTCAATACGGTCACGACGGTCTACCTGGCTCCGGTCAAGGTAGCGCTCCAGTTCCTTACCTCTACCGTGCTGCCAGCGCTCGTGACGGGGTTCGACTTCTTGACGAAGACCGTGTTCCCGGCTGTGGGCTCTGCGATCGGGATTGCGCAGACAGCGTTCTCTACTCTCGGAACCGTCGTGTCGAATGTCTGGTCCGGCATCAGTACAGCCGTCAAGGGCGCTGTGAATATCGTCATTGGCGCAGTGGACGCGATCATCAAAGGCATCAACTCCATCCAGCTTCACATCAATCTGAGCATCCCCAACCCGCTCGGCGGCACGTTGGCCTCGATGAAATTCGACTGGGACGGCGTGAAGCTCGGGACGATCCCCACGATGCATACGGGCGGTGTCGTCCCCGGTCCAGTCGGGGCCGATGTCCCCATCATTGCCCAGGCGGGTGAGGGCGTGGTCTCCGTGCGCGATATGGCAGCGGGCTCGAGCAAGTCCGGCTCGACCTACAACGTCACGATCAACAACCCAACGGCTGAGCCGGCCAGTCAGTCCGCCTTCGCGATGAACATGCGACTGGCGGCCCTTGGCTACATAGCAGGAGACTAAGGGATGGCCGTCTTCAATCGCTGGTCGTTCCGCGGCTTCCCGCTCCGCCAGGGGCTCAACACGAACGTCGGGACCATGCAAGGCGTCTTCGCCCTCCCGCCTCTCCGTGGGGACGACTTCCTGACGATGAACCGCACCGGCCAGATCTACGTCCAGAAGGTCCACGACTCCCGCGTCATCTCCCTCATGATCGTGGTGCGCGATACAGCGTCCAACGCCAAGATCTACTTCGACCAGCTCTCGGTCCTGTTCGCCAACCGATCGCTCGGGGCCCTGGTTCAGACCCTCGAAGATGGCTCGACCCGAACGGGTCAGGCCGAGTGCGTGGGCTGGACCGGAGCGGTGGACATCTCAGACGACTCCGGTTCGGTGTTCGCCGGCATGGCCGACTTCTCGCTCCCGGATCCGTGGCTGTATGGGCCTACGGTAACGGGTAGCGTGGCGCCTACTACCGGCGGCGCGGCGCTCACTATCGCGAACCCCGGCACAGTCACGGCTGAAAGCATGACGCTCGATATCCTCGGGCCGATTACCACCCCGGTTGTCTCCAATGCCACCACCGGGACGAGCTTGACCATCGCCGTAACGGTTGCGAGCACCAAGCACCTGCTCGTGGACGTTAGGCTGTTCACAGCGGCTAATGACGGGGCCAACGTGATCGGCTTGGTTACCCATTCAGGCGCAGTCCCATTCCTGACGCTGGCACCTGGCAACAATGCGCTCACGGTTTCCGGCGGTAGTACCACGGGTGCGTCTCTCGTCACTCTCGCGTTTGCGCCGGCATATGTCTAACCTCCAAGCGTCGGTATGGGACGGGGCCAGCCCGACGACCATGCTCGCCATCCTTGACGGCGCCGCGTCAGTGAGATGGACCGATATCGTCGCGGACGTTGGCGCGGGCTCCCTCGTGCTCTCTACCGCAGACCCGAAAGTAGGCTACTGCTCTGAGGGCAACCTCATCAAGATCGCGCTCGGCGGTACGGCCGTCTTCTCTTACTTTATCGAGGCACCGGTCCTGACGAGCGGGGAGGCGGCAGAGAGTACGCGGACACTCGCCGGACGTTCGGCGCTCTCGTATCTAGATCAGGCCATCGTCTATCCGCTGGGTTGGCCTAGCCCGATGGGGGATACACGGTACTGGGTGGGCGGATCATTCGGCGGCATCCTCTCAACGCTCCTGAGCGAGGCGCAAGCGCGCGGAACGCTACCGGCCTTGACGTGGGACTTCACGCTCACTCACGACAGCAAGGGGAACGCCTGGCCGGCCGATCTCGTATTGATGATCGACGTATCCGCGTCCTACCTGGACGTGGCTAAGAAGTTCGTCGCCCTGGGGATGGGACTAGCAATGAGCCCCGGCCTTGTGCTCCATTGCTACATCCCGGGGTCCTACGGGTCGGATCTAACATCGTCTGTCGTCTGGCGTCAGGGCTACCACATCGCGGCTCCTGTGACCAACGTGGGCAGCCGCTCAGGCATCAAGACGGTCTCTCTGGTCAAAGGTGCAGGCGGTATCTTCACGGAGCGAACTGACCCGACGTATACCGGCGACCCCACCGTCGGAAGACGCGAGACGGGGCTGGACTACTCGACGACCAGCGGCAATCTGGCGCAGATGATGAACGCCGGGGATCAGCAGATCGCGCTGACTGAGGCCGCCGCTAACGCGCTCACCGTCTCCCTGACACACGGTACGGGCGGGCTGTACGAACCGTACTCGGATTACAACCTCGGAGACACGATCGCCTTGGACATTCCAGGGTCCTATTCTCTCGCGCCGTACCAGATCGTGGGGCTTACCGTAGCCCAGACGGTCGGCGCAAACTACACGGTAGAGGCAAATCTTGGAGCGATCGCCCTGCCTATCGAGCTGCAACTGCGCCAATGGTTCGCGAGCGTTGCAGGCGCATCCGCCGTAGTCGGGTTGGCTGGCAATCTCAGCCTGACGGCCCCCCGTACCTATCCGTTCGGCTCTGTCTTCCCAGGCAATCCCACCTCGGGGATGGTGTTCTACTACCTGGGCCAGTGGTACTACTGGTCAGGTACGGCGTGGGTTCTGATCCCGAGCCCCAATCCACGCCTCTTTTTCATGGGCGAGTCACCCTACTACTACAATGGCAATAGTTGGTCGCCAGCCGTTGACCCAGACCCACGCGTTTTCTTCTTCCATCACGTCTTCGGAGGTTAACCATGTGGACTCTCGGCGCAGCCGATTACATCGCAGGCGTCTCGGATGCCGCATCGAAAGTCACCGTGACGGTATTCGGGATGGAGCTTTCCGCCTCATCGGGCGAGGTGTACAAACGTCTCTCGTCCACTCAGCTCCCGATCACCACGGCGGCGGCGCAGTACACGGTCCCGGCTTCGACCATCGCGATGATCTCCGATATCGTGGTCGTCAACACCGACACCGTAGCCCGAACGTTCCAACTGTTTGCCGGGGGCATCACGCAACCCTATGCGGTCACGGGCGTCGTGACCATCCAGCCTAATCAGACCGTCTACCCGATGCGGCCATGAAGACCCTTGACGCCACGGGGTACATACGCGATCTCCCCGATCCCACCTCCGGCGCAGCGTTCCCCACAGGCGCAGCGCTGACAGCCTACGGCGATGACCGACCGTTCTTCCGCACAGACCTCGGTGAGTCGTACTACCACCACGGGACGCGCTGGCTGAGTAGCACGATCTACCTCTGCAACATGGAACTTGCCCCGGTCGTGACCACGGCTACCAACTACATCCGGGTCTGGTCGTTGCCACACGGTCTTGCCTCAGACATCTTCGTCGTCGGCTGGACACCGCTCGTGAATGTTGCTACGCCGAACGACGGGTCGCACTATTGGTGGGTGGAGATCGACGGACAGCCTTCCGGCGCGACTATCGATGCCTACTCCACGGCCGCGCAGGGTGTTGGGGCTTGGTATTCGTTCCATCGTGTGCTGGCGAACCTAATGGGCGCCGATATATTCGTGTCCCTACAGGTCTTCCGTGGTGTCGGAACCGCAGGCAACATTAGCCTCGGCTGCGTCATCGAGTATTGCAAGGTCTCAACGTAGGAGGTACGAATGACCCACCCGCTCAAGGCACTGACGAAAGAGACTGCCACCGGCAACGGCACGGCGAGCACGGCCGACATGATCCGGCTGTCGTCCAGCGTGCTCGGCTCTCTGAACCTCTTGCGGCGCGACATGAACCGCCGCTTCGGCGATCAGTCTCTCTCAACCTCCGTTGTCGAAGGCAAGGTGGACGCCTTGGACGCCAGGCTCGGATGCATCGAAGAGGCGCGGAGGAACGATGCTCTTCTGAGCGCGCAGGCCAAGACCATCGCCACCGACAACGCCGCGATCGCCAAAGAGACGGCGGCGGAAGCCAAGACCACGGCCACCGACCGCAACGCCGACCGCGCGGCGCATGCCCTGTCTCGCAATCAGCGGTTGGCGATCATGGTCGCTGCCGCTTCTGCCGCTGCGACCCTGCTCCTGTCGCCCGGTTTCGCCGCCCTGATAGCCAACGTCGCCCGCTTCCTGGGAGACCACACATGATCGTCGCCTACGCCATCGTTGCCATCGTCGGGCTCTCAGTCCTTGTGAGCGCGCTAACCTGCGGCGTGGCGCTACTCCGCTGGTACCGCTCCCAGGAGGCGGATCACATGGGCGCGGCGCTGACACCCCGCGTCTGTGCCGGCTGCCGCCAGACATTCGACGGCACGGATGCCCTGTGGGCGCACTGGGAAGCCGACGGCGACTGCGACGTGACCTACGGCCCGGAGATCGAACACTCCGAATACTGGACGGCTCCCGGCGCTGACGGCATGGATGCCGTGCTGGCCGCTGAACACGCCGAGCTGCCATGAAGCGCCTCATCTGCCGCATCCTCGGCCATCGGCTCATCTGGGGGCCCCAGCAATACGCACCCGGCCGGACGGCCAACGTCCGCTCGTGCCAGCGATGCGGCCTCTGGCACGTCGATACCTGGGGCGCCCCTGTGTGGTTGCCCTTTGACCCAAAGGAGAGACCATGAGCTTACCCGCCACGTATGGAGTGACTCCTCTCCCAGGAGGCCCCGACGCTCGGGATCTGCCGACTCCCGCCCACGAGCACGTCTGGCAGTTCGGCCATGTCGCCACAGAGGCGGACCGGAGAAACCCGATGTACCACCAAGTCGTCTACCTGTTCTGCCAATGCGGCGCCACGAAACGGAGCGTACCCGAATGACCCCTGACTTCGGACTACTCGGCCGACTCCCCGATCCCATCAAGGACCGCCCGGTCCTCATGCTCGCCCCGCGCGAAGTCGTGGCCCTGCCCGTCCCGCCGCCAGCGGTGGACAATCTCGCGCTGGTCCCGGCTTACAACGATCTTGGGAACAAGGTGTACGGCGACTGCGTGATAGCAGCCATCGGGCACATGGCCGAAGTCGCGTTCGTCGCGCACGGTCTGCCGGACCCCGGTATCACCCTTCGGGCGACGCTCGAACTGTACAAAAGAGTCAACCCCGACTTCGATCCGGCGCGTCCCGGACAGGCGGGCGACAGGGGATGCGTCACTCAGGTGGCGCTCGATCGGCTTATGAAGTTCGGGATTAGCGGGCGCTTCCCGCTGTGCTTCGCCAAGGTACCGAACAACCTCACGGCGATCCGCGATGCGGTCTGGGAATTCAAGGCGCCGTTCTACGGCGTGACCCTCGAAGACGCCCAGAAGACTCAGCCCTCCGTGTGGAACTACAACCGCTCGCCGAATTGGGGCGGACACGGCGTCTGTGGCGGCTCATACACGACGCTCGCTCCCGCTGGCGTCCTCGGTCCCGATCGAACGCAGGTCGTGACCTGGGACCACAAGGTGAACATGAGCGACACGTTCATCGCCCGCCAGCTCGACGAGGTGTTCGTGATCATATGGCAGGAGACCTGGAGTACGCTCACCCCGACGCGCCAAGAGCAACTCCGCGCCGACTACTACACTCTCACCGGCAAACAGATCGCAGCATAGGAGACGCACTCTGGCCTATCCCCACCGAATGTCGCTCGCAGTCGATCATGAGCCGCCTATCGGCTGGCTCAGAACTCACCCGGGCTATGTCGGGCAGCGCGAATTGCGCCCGACCCATCTAGGTTGCAATGCCAAGAAGGGGTCACTCCCCGATTGGGAAAGGATCGTGGCATGACGCAATTCGTGGCATGGGCACACAACGATTGGCTGCGCCTGCCGGCTGGCGTCCGCTCGGCGCTGAGCTTCTCAGTCGCCGTCCTGGTGGCATCTGCGATCGGCCTCATTCAGGCGTTCGGCTGGTTCGTGCCCGCAAGCACGGCCGACGCCAAGGGCGAGGCAATCGCCTTCCTGACCTACGCCGTCCCCGTCCTGGCAGTCCTGGTCGCTCAACTCGTCCGGAGCAAGGTCGCGCCTGCACTCGTGGCGTGGTTCCTGGGGACGTTCGGGTACGCGCCTGCCTCCAAGGTGCAGCGCGCCGCGAGCCCCGCTGGACTCCGACGCGGCGACATCTGGGTCCGCTGCTAGGTCGCGCCAAGTAGCCTTTCCAACGGGACCGCCCCTCGGGTCGCCCTCACCGGCCCGAGGGGCTTTCTATGTCCAGCAGAAAGTACCTGTAGACATGTAACCTGCCGGGGGTTACAGTTACGGCAAGCCGGAAGGGAAGCCGGTAGAACGGAAGGGAGACACGAGATGCGCAACCCGAACGTCAAGCGAGAGCCCGCCAACGTCCGCTGCATCATCTGCGGCGCTCCGCTCGCCGAGTGCAGCATCGGTGGACTCCACGGCATCATCCGCGACAAGGCTGCGAAGGCTACGGCGTGAGACTCCTTGACCTGTTCTGTGGCGCTGGTGGCGCAGCGATGGGCTACCACCGTGCCGGGTTCGAGGTAGTCGGCGTCGATCTGCGCCCTCAGAAGCACTACCCGTTCACCTTCGTTCAGGCCGACGCGCTGGAGTACGTCGCGGAGCATGGCCGGGAGTTCGACGCGATCCACGCGAGCCCGCCGTGCCAGGCATACAGCTCGGCCACGGCAGATCACTCGCTTCACCCTGATCTGTACCTAGCGACCCGCGCCCTGCTCGACGGCCTTGGGCTGCCGTACGCGATCGAGAACGTCATTGGTGCGCCGTACGGTCATGGGGTAGTTCTGTGCGGCGCAGCGTTTGGCCTAGAGGCGGACGGGGAATGGCTCCAGCGGCACCGCAATTTCGAGACCTCGTTTCTAGCCTTCCAGCCGCCGCACCCTCACCGCACGGATAAGCGCCCGGTGACGATTACGGGCAATTCGTTCGTGTCCCCTATCGTCAAAGAATGGGGCCATAGCCGACATGGAACGTGGCTGATCGCCCAGGCCCTCATGGGCATCGACTGGATGACCCGTGACGAACTCGCCCAGGCCATCCCCCCGGCCTACACATATTGGATAGGTTGTCAGCTTATGGTAGCATTAGGGCATGAGCCGAACGCCTTGCCGAGTGGACTCCTGTGACAGCCCCGTCGCCAGTCATGGCCTTTGCGCCTCTCACTGGAAGCGCTGGAGCACCAGAGGAACCCTGGAGCCGTTCGTCCGAACGCGCCGTGACTACGTGGACACCACGGGCTACGTCAAGCGGTACATCGACGGCCACCGCCAAGGCCAGTACGTCCACCGACTCGTCATGGCAGAGACGCTCGGACGGCCGCTCCTTCCAGACGAGAGCGTCCACCACCGGAACGGCATCAAGACCGACAACCGGCCAGAGAACCTTGAACTGTGGGTTGCGTGGCAACCAAAGGGGGTCCGCGTCGAGGACCTGGTGGAGTTTGCCCGCGAGGTTCTGCGTCGCTACTCCTGACGAATGGATAGGTCGGCAACTGATCGAAGCGCTCTGACTTCTCCACCCGAGCCGCCGAGCCTCTTCCCCCTCAGGTTCGGCGGCTCCAATGGGTAGTCAACCCAAACGACGAAAGGACGGAACGAAATGGGTCTCTTTGGCAAGAAGAAGGTCGTGGCGTGGACTAGCAAGAAGTGCTCAGCCAAGAACGCCAACAAGCTCCTCGCTCGCGAGATCGAGAAGATGGCCAAGAAGGGATACATCCTCCAGTCGAGCAACATCGCTCAGGAAGGCCGCAGCAAGCGCTCGTGGCTCCTTCTCGGCATTCTCAACTTTGCTCGGGGCAAGCAGGTGGTCGTCAACGCGATCTTTGTCCTAGCCCCGGAGCCGATGGGCCTCGAAGATGACAAGGCAGGCGAGGAAGCATGATCGCCGCCCTCTGCTTCCTGCTACTGCTCGCGGCGACAGATTGGGCGCTATTCGGAGGGCGCAAGTGAACCGCTCACAAGCCCATCGTCCCGCCCCGCCGTCCCGGCTCCACAGCGCCCTCGAAACCATCGCGGCTGGACTCCTGTTCGTCGCGCTGATCGTCGAGGTGCTGTTCTTCTGCCTGATAGTTGGGAGTAGCAAATCATGACCGTCACGATCCGATCCATCGATGGCCGCGACCTGTATGTCGCCAAGAACGCGGCAGACGTGCGAGCGGCTCTCGTAGAGGCCGTGAGCCAGGGCGCGGACCTCCGGGACGCGTACCTCCGGGACGCGGACCTCCGGGACGCGGACCTCCGGGGCGCGTACCTCCGGGGCGCGGACCTCCGGGGCGCGTACCTCCAGGGCGCTAAGGGCGCGCGAGTACCGATGCCTCGACTTGATCGTCACCTATGAGAGCAAGTGGGTAGTGACGGCACCGAACAAGCCACCGCCGCATACGGCCTGCCGCAAGCTCTCCCCGGTAGTCGCATGGCAACCTTCGGAGCGGACTGGCGGCTGAAACTGAGGCTTGACAAGTACGCGCCAGCGCGTATACTACTGGAGTAAAGAGAGCACCAAAGGGAGACGAGATGGACCAGCAGACGATCAAGGCGCAGGAAGCCAACCGAGCAGCCGTAGCCGCTCGTTTCGAGCGCCGCTTCGGCCGCAACCCGTTTGCCGCCAAGAAGACCACCTGGACCCAGGACGAGGATCGCGGTTACCACGAGCCGACCTTCCGCGCCGACACGCTCGACTGAGGAGAGACGATGCGATATACGATTAGCGCCGGCAGCAACTCCACTGAGTTGGGCAAGGTCGGCGAGGCAGACACCCTGCTGGCTGCCAAGCGTATCGGCCGCAAGGCCATGCGAGAGAGCCTACCCAATTGCGAGGGCTGGTACACGGTCCGCGACGAGTCCGGCGAGACGGTTGCTGGCGAAGAGCGGAGCATCCGCACCAACTACCGGTGGCAGTAGCCATGACGATCCCCGAGGCGGCAGTTCTGCTTGGCCTGGCCCCTGCCACGCTCCGGCTCCAGATCAGGCTAGGCAAGCTGGCCGCTCGAAAGGTGGGCCGTGATTGGTACGTGTCTGCCGAAGAGGTGGAGTCGTATCGACGTGTGCACTTGCGCCAGAAAGGAGCCAACCCCGAAGGCATGCCGGTGCCGCAGTGAACCGCTGTTCCGCGCGTCTCCCACTCAACGCCCGCCCGTACATCGTCAACGTGGACGGCTGGCCGCGCATGATCGAAGGCCGCCGCTGCCGTCAGAGCGTGGGAGTGACGACGATAACCACCGTCTCGGGCCACGACTACCACGCCTGCGCAATCGCCGGACACGTCGGAGACGTGCTGGCACAGGTGGAGGCTGACGAGATGATCGAACGCATCCGTTCCGAGACACGCCCGGAGCCGCGCGCCTTCGATCGGACCGAGTACAGCCCGAACTACCGCGCCGCAATGGTGGACGCGGGGAGAGGGAGTCTGATCAGATGAGCCGCTACCCCACTGTGGTCTATGAGGCGGTCCCGCTGGATGGGGAGACGAAGGACGAGGCGAAGTCGCGCAGGTGGCGCAACCGGCTCAGCCGGGAACAAGCCGAAGCATGGCGATCTACCCGTTGCCGCTGCGGCATGGCTCAATCAAACATCGTTCACAACGTCAACCCCGAGGACCAGATCGAAGGCCCGGCCTACTACGCCGACAAGAGCCTCCATGAGTTCGAGCCGATCCGTGACTGAGCGCTGGAGCATGCTGAGATGAGAACCGATCGGCACGGCCTCGACGTGGTGGACCGCTACATGCGCCGAAAGTATCGCGTCCAGCAACGCGACCGGGCATTGTCCGCGCTCCAAGAGGAGATCGTCTCCCACGCGTTCCTAGGTCGGCTCCTGGCGCTCGCCACCGTGGTATTCGCTGTCGTCCTCGTCCTGGAAGCCTACGGAGTAGTGTCGTGACTGAGCGCTACCCTGGCCGCTCCGTGATTGTGCTGGAGATGCTGACGGCGTGGAAGGCGCGGAACCACTACCACCGCGTCTCCATCGATTGGTACCTCTCGACGGGCTACCGCCTTGCCGCCCTCCGTCGCGTCTGGAGAGAACTGCGAGCGATCCGGTGAGGACCCACGACGAACTACAGGCGCTTGCGGAGGCGGCAACGCCGGGACCGTGGCACTGGGACTACTCCCAGGAGGAGACGGCCTACGAAACAATCAATCCCGATGGAAGTCGCCTGATCGAGCCCAGGGCCGTCGATACCGAGGTGCCGTCGGGTGACTTCGCCCGCGAATACTTTGCTGGGGGAGTATCCATGCGGGGTGAGCCGGGAACAGCCAACAGTGAGACGTTCCCCGATTTGCCGAACTTCGTCATCCATACGACCGACGATATCAAGCCAGCGGACGCGGCCTACATCGCCGCCATGTCACCGGACGTAGCCCTCGCCCTCTACGCTCAACTAGCCGAGCAGCGCAGCATCAACGCAGCCCGTGAGTCGGCGATGTTTGATGCCATGCGAGCCGCCGACTCTCGGACGCGCGATCTCTGGGAAGCCCTGGACGAACTGGTCGCCCTCGCCAACCAACCCGGATATGACGACGCGGAATGGGAGTCGGCGCTGGGGCGGGCGGCGGATGTCCTGAAGTCGCCTCTGACGCTCACGATTGACCTTTCCGCCCTATCCCCTGAGCAGCCCGAGGTGACCGAATGAGCCGGATCGTAACGGTGCGCGCTGAAATGGAGATCGAGTTCGAGCGGCCCGAG